ATAATATAGAAGTCAAAAAAGTATTTTATGAATCTACCCCCGCAATTGTAAGGTATTTTGATCCTTATGCAGGTGTAGGAAGTTCTAATGTAGGGGGTATGCTTGATCAATTTGGATTTGGCAATATGTCCCCTGGCATCAATTTTATGATGATGCCTATTAATTATGATTTACAAAAAATCCAAGCTATAGATTTTAATGATACTATTAGGAAGTCTAATTTTAGCTTTGAATTAGTTAATAATAAAATTAGAATATTTCCTATTCCTTCTCAAAATGGAAAATTATATTTTCACTATATCCTCAAATCTGAAAGAAACAACCCTATTGTATCAGGAAGTCTAGGACAGGGAGTAGTAACTGATATATCTACAGTCCCATATGAAAATCCTACTTATGCCTATATTAACTCTATAGGAAGGCAATGGGTCTTTGAATATACTTTAGCTTTATGTAAAGAAATACTAGGATATGTAAGGGGTAAATACAGCACCGTTCCTATCCCAGGAGCTGAAGTAACTATGAATCAATCTGATCTTATAACAGCGGCTACATCTGAAAAGACGGCATTAATAGAAAGGTTAAGAGCATATTTAGAAGAAACTTCTAGGAGTAAGTTATTAGAAAAAAAAGCAAATGAAGCTGAATTTATACAAAAAGATTTAAATAGTGTACCTTATACAATTTATATAGGATAATGGCATTATTTGGAGGATCCCGTGATATAAATTTATTTACAACCATCAATCGTGAATTGATGGGTGACATCATCACACAGCAATGTTCTTTTTATAAATATAAATTAGCTGAAACTAAAGTAAACATATATGGTGAAGCGGCCCATGGTAGATATTTTAAAGGGCCTATTATATTTAATACTTTGATATCTAGACAAGACCAAGAATATTCCGAAAGTGATTTAGGGGTTGATTTTAAATGGGGGATTGAATTTAGGTTCTTAAGGGAAGACTTAATAGATGCTAATGTAGTACCTGAAGTAGGGGATGCAATTATGTATAATAAAGGATATTATGAAGTAACTACAACTAATGCTAACCAATACATAGTAGGGAAAAACCCCGAGTACCCTAATAATGAAAACCCCTTAAACCCAGGATTAGAAAACTTTGGTTCTAACTTTTCAATTATATGTAATACAATATATACTCCCGGAGACCAATTAGGAATTACTAGAGAAAGATTATAATGGCAAAACAAGGAAGAACCCCCATACCAAAGTCTCAAGAGGAAATTAGTAATAGTCTAATAACTCCTTATGATGAATTAAATAGAGGAAATCCCAATTTCCCAACTCAACCTAATAGGGGCGAGCAATTATCCCTCCGTGATGATACTACAAAACCTTTTAGTTTAGGTATACAAGATATAGATGAAGCTATATTTTATTACTTTGATAATGTTATTAGACCTTCAGTAGTACAAAATGGTCAAAGAATAGCAGTTCCGGTAAAATATGGTAGCCCCGAAAGGTGGAAAGATGTACAACAAGATGGGTATTATAGGGATAGTAAAGGTAAAATTATGGCCCCTCTTATTATTCTAAGGCGTAATACTATTACTAATGACACTTTTGTTAGTAAATTAGATGCTAATAGATTACACAATATTAGGTACATCCAAAAATCTTTTACTAAAGAAAATGCTTATGATAGATTTAATTTACTAAATAATGCCCTACCCCAAAAAGAATCATATGCCATAGTAGTACCAGACTTTGTTACTATTACATATAACTGTATAGCATACACCTATTATGTAGAACAATTGAATAAGATTGTAGAAGCTATCAATTTTGCAGGAAATGCTTATTGGGGGGACCCCGAAAGGTATAAATTTAAAACCTTAATTAACTCCTTCACCACCACCTCAGAAACCCTTACAGGAGATAATAGAACTGTAAAAGCTAGTTTTGATTTAACTTTAAAAGGGTATCTTATACCAAATGTCTTGCAAAAAGATTTAATATCCCCTAAAAAAGCCCTTAGTTACGGTAGGGTAAATTTCACTACAGAAATAATTTCTACTAAACTCTAATTTTAAAAAAAAAACTAATATTTATCAATAAAAAGTCATGGAAGAAATTAAGTTATCACAAGAAGAAATTGAAACTTTAACCAAGTTACAAGATACCCAAAGTAATATTATATCTGCTTTAGGTCAACTTGAATATAATATACAATTGCTTGAGTTACAGAAAGAAGGTTTAACAGAACAAATAGAAGAACTTAAAAAAACCGAATTAAAAGCAGGGCAAGACTTAACAAAAAAATATGGTAATGGTAGTATTGATCTAGATACTGGAATTTTTACTAAATCTGCTCCCTAATTTTAATTCTTTTTAGAATATTTATAACAAAATTAACAAAACAACATGGCAAACGAAATCCTATCACCAGGCATTTATATCAATGAAACCGACCAAAGTTTTATTCCTGAAGGAATAACTGAAGTAGGTTCTGCTCTTGTGGGTCCTACCGCAAAAGGTCCTGCATTAATCCCTACTAAAGTAACTTCATACGCTGATTATGTAGCTAAATTTGGAGATTTAATTGAAAGCGGAGGCGGAACATATTCTTTTCTTGCCAATACAGCCGCTTATGGATACTTCAACAATGGAGGATCTACCCTTTTAGTTAGTAGAGCAGTAAAAGGCAATTACACATCAGCCACCAGCGCTGTTGCCGCTACTACAGGCAATGCTTTTACAATTAACACAATTTCCCAAGGAGCAGACCAAAACAGTGGAATTACAACACCCACTGCAAATGGAACCTTACCAGATGGATCTAAAACTAATATAAGATGGTCTGTTATTAATTCTAATTCAGGTTCAGGCACCTTTACATTAATAATAAGAAGAGGTGATGATGACAATAATAATTTAATTACTCTTGAACAGTATACAGGTCTAACTTTAGACCCCTTTGACGACAATTACATTGGTAAAATAATTGGAACTCAACGCCCTGTTATTCAAGGAAGTGGTGAAGAAATTTATGTTGAAATTGAAGGAGACTATCCTAATAGAAGTAAATATGTGTTTGTAACAGATATTAACGAAACTCCTAGTTATTTGGATAACGATGGAAACCCAAGAACCACAGCTTTCGAAGAAGCCATGCCTGTAAATAATAAAAATGGCGCCTTTACGGGTGGGGCAGGGGCAATAAACACAGTTGCTCTTTTTGGTAAAGATATAGATGGAGCTGATATACAAGGAGTTGAACCTGATGATTATACCGCTTCATTTTATCTATTAAACGATACACAATATAAGTATACTTCTGTTGTAGCCCCTGGATTAAACTACAGTAACAACTCGGCCCAATTAGATGTATTATTAGATAGCGCAAAAGAAAGACAAGATTTCTTAGCAGTTATAGATTTAGGTTTATATGATGCTACTGTTGAAGACGTTACCACTTTAGCAGCCGATATTAACAATTCGTACGCTGCAGCTTATTACCCCTGGTTAATGTCAACCGACCCCGCAACGGGCAGATTAACCTGGTCCCCAGCATCAGCTCTTATCCCGGGTGTATTTGCATATAATGATAGAACATCTGAGCCATGGTTTGCCCCTGCAGGTTTAAGCAGAGGTTCACTACCAACAGTATTAAAAACCCAAAGAACCCTTCCTAAATCTACTAGGGATGATTTATATAGTAATAAAGTTAACCCAATCACAGCATTTCCTGGAGCAGGAGTGGTAGTTTTTGGACAAAAAACATTACAAAGTAAAGCTTCTGCTCTAGACAGAATTAATGTTAGAAGGTTATTAATTAACATTAAACAATTCTTAGATCAACAAGCAGGCAATATTGTTTTTGAGCCTAATACTCAAGCCACAAGAAACAACTTCTTAGCGATCGTTAACCCATACTTAGAATCAGTTCAGCAAAGACAAGGTTTATATGCCTTTAAAGTAGTAATGGACGAATCCATTAACACTGCAGCTGTAATTGACAGAAATGAATTAGTAGGACAAGTTTATCTCCAACCCACAAGAACAGCTGAATTCATAATCTTGAATTTCAACATTC